ATGAAGCCAACAACATGACACTTCATGCATACAATGAACTTGCATCAAGAACCAAGCAAGACGTTTGGATGGATTGGAACCCGACAAGCCCATTTTGGTTTCACGAAGAGTTAAAAGGTGATTCGGATGTTGATTTTCTCGTAATCAATTACACCCACAACGAAGCGTGTCCACAATCAGCCGTTGATTTTATCCTAAAAGCTAAAGAAAAAGCCAAGACTTCAAAGTTTTGGGAAAACTGGTACAATGTATATGGCCTTGGTGAAATTGGAAGTCTTGAGGGCGTTATTTTCTCTAATTGGTCAATCATTGACACCATACCAAAAGAAGCCGAGATAGTCAATTATGGCCTTGATTTTGGATATACCAACGACCCAACCACCATTATTTATTTAGGGAAATGGAATGGTAAGTTGATTCTTGACGAATTATGTTATCAGACCGGAATGGTTAACGCTGATATTGTCAGGAAAGCCAAAGAAACCACAGATGGGTTTACTTACATCATTGCCGATAGTGCAGAGCCTAAAAGTATTGAAGAAATCAAAAGGGGTGGTGTACGAATCAAAGGAGCATTAAAAGGCCGTGATTCAATCAATTTCGGTATTGATACACTCCAACAGTTTGACATACTTGTAACCTCCAGAAGTACAAACCTGATAAAAGAACTCCGAAACTATTCATGGGATAAAGACAAAGAGGGTAGGACATTAAACAAGCCGATTGATTCTTACAATCATTGCATTGATGCCATTAGGTATGCCGCAGAAAGTTTGGCCACCAAAAAGAAATTCGAATGGTACGTTATAACAGAATAATGTTCTGCATTACAATTAATTACAGAACATTATTTGGTTTCTTTTCACTCCCGAATAATATTTGGTTTTAGCTTTTCAGAATTTCTTCAACCGCTTGGTTGTGTAATTCCCATTTAATTATTGATTCCTCAATAAACGCCGTCCTATTGGTTTTTTCTTTGAGAATGTTCCAGACTTCGACCGATGGTCTAAACTGCACGTATTCGCCACTTTTGGGCTTTCTACCTGCACCTTCTCGTTTGCCTCCTTTAGGTTTTTTTTCCATTAGTCTTCCAATTTCATTAGTTCACTATAAAATTTCCTGTTGTTTAATTCGTAAATGTGTTGAATTCCGTTTATGTCAACTATTGAAAATCCAATCGCTGGATGGTCCTCATCAACACAAAACCTTTTTGGAATTGCATCTAAATCAAAGATTATTTTAATAGATTCTGAATAAGTTATGGCCACTAATCCTCCTTGGTAGTATAAGCCTTGAATGTCTTTTTGCATTTTTTATCGTTTAATAATTTAAAATAAAACATATTCTAAGCACTCCTCAATGTCGCAAAATTGCTCTTCAAAATCCCCATTTTCATTCAAAAAAAACTGATTTGGAATAGACTTAAAATTTTTCTTATTAATGCTCCATGATGAACTTTCCTCTTCTGAATCAGTCTCAGGAACGTTAACAACAAAAGAAACCGTGTTATCATCAACTCTTTGAGGATTTGCGTTGTGATTAGAAACTCTTATTGTCCAAGTTTCTTCTGTTTCTGGATGCTCAAATGTGAAATATTGTGAAGCAACGCCATTAATGACGTTTTGAACTTTCTCCTCTGTTAATTTTATTATTTCTTGAATTGTCATTGTCTTACTGTTTAAATGTCCTTGTTTGATGATATAAAGATAATACATAATTTGATTATGTCAATACAAAATCAATAATAATTTAACATTTTATCAAAGATTCTTTAAAAAATACAAGAATCTGTAAAAAAGTACAATTTATTGTTTGTTTTTGCACAGATTAAAAAAAATACATACTTTTACATCGCCAAATCATACTTCCTGCCTTTCATTAATTCAACAGAATGAAAGAGTTGTCTTCCAATCCGTTACAAAACGGAATCTTTGAGTATGTCCGAAACATAGCAATTCCGCTAAATGAGCCGATTTACAAGTATGTCGATTTGTTCAATACCAATGCCTTGGTTTATACTGCCGTTGATTTCTTGGCAATGAAAGCAAGCCAAGCCAAACCCATGATCTTTAAAACCAAAGACCGGGGAGCAGAAAAGGAAATGCGGAAAATGGCCGGTATGTGGAAAGATTCCTATGAGTACAAACAGTACAAGGATGCTAAAACAAAAGGCATAGACGAGATTTACTTGGAAGACATCGGCCTTGGTGACGGTGACGAACTGTTAAGGCTCAAACGAATCCTAACACGTCCAAATGATTTTCAGACGTTCGGTGAAATGCTGCATTCGTTGGTGGTGTTTAATCAAACAGTTGGCTGGTCAATGCTTTACGCCAACACTACAAACAAAGGCATTATAGACCTAAATTCAGCACCGACACATGAAATAGACATCGAGGGTGGAAGTCCTAAGAACCCGATATTGTCTTACAAGTTCAAAGGGAACTATCAAATCAAACTTGATCCGAAGTTTTGTTTTCCAATCAGGACTTTTTCGACAAAATACGACCGCATGGGAACACACCTGTACGGTAATTCAAAGGTCAAAATTGCATATTCGGAAATATTGACCTACATTGAAGCGGTGGCCAGAGAATATACGGCCTTTAAAACGGGAGATTCTGCCCATATACTTTCACCAAAAGACCCAGAAGCCCAACAGTCAGCAGCCGGTGATAAAGGTTTCTTTCAGAAAATTATGAATGATATATTTTCGGGTTTAAGGAAAAAAGACCGCCACCAAGCCGTTTTTGTGCCTTATGCCTTAGAACATATCAATCTCGCTTCGGCTTTGAAGGATGCAAACGTCATAGAATCAAAAAAAGCCATTAAGGAAATAGTTGCTGGTGTCTTTCATTTGCCTGTTCGGGTGGTGTACAACGACACATCAGGGGGTACATATAACAATCTAAAGGAGGACAAAAAAGATGCTCTAAGAAACGGTGTTTTTCCGTTGCTCAATCAATTTGAAGAAACTATGAACGAACGAATAATCAAACCTTACTTTGGTTATGAATTTGGATTTGATTACGATTCTTATGAGGAACTGAATCCCGATGTTATTGCCGACATGGAACGGTTGGCCAAAGTTGACTTTATATCTGATAATGAAAAACGCTCATGGAACGATTTTGAGAAATTGGAAGACGAAAGAGCCAATACACCACAGAAATATTGGGAATCGAATATTGAGCCTTTGAACTTTGATGAAAACCTATGACAGTAGAACAACATCAAGCCCGAACCGAACGCATCAGGAACATTGCAGAACGAAAAGCAAACACCCTGGTAACTGCTTACCTCAAACGTGTTCATTTTGCATTTGAAGCTGGATATAAAAATTCGGGTTTGCGTGGTGCCGAAGCTGCCATTGACCAAATAAGAGTTTCGGACGTGGCGATGATGTATGAGGAAATGTACACCAAAGGCGGTTTGTATGTAGCCCAGAAAGAATTTGAATTTTATGAAAAACAAACCAAGCGGTCAGGCTTTGATTTTTTCGATGCTATTTGGCAACAGTACATTTTAACGGCTCTACAAAATGCCGAAATCACCAAACGAATAACTCAGGTAACGGAGCGAACCAAAATGCTTTATCGGGAATTATTGGCGGAAGCTGCAGGCGGTATTTTGGCACCAAGACAAATAGCAAGTTTGTTTGTGTCAAAACGCTTGACATTGGTAAGGCACAGGGCGTTAAGAATAGCACGTACAGAGATGACCCATGCCGCAGCTTTGGGGACTGAATTTGCAGGAAATCAGATAGAATTGAACATTGGAAAGCCGATGTTTAAAGTCTGGTATCATAACCTTAGCAGGGATTACCGAGACACGCACGCTGCCTTGAATCGAAAGTATGTGCCTAAGTCTGATAAATTCAACGTAAACGGCAAAATGATGAAACACCCGGGCGACCCATCAGGCGGAGCGAGTGAAGTCATCAATTGCCGTTGTAAACATACCTACGCTACGGAAGACGTTTTGAAGGAAATTGGGATTTGGAAAGGTGTATTATAAGTGTTATCATTTCATCCATGGTTGTTTCTCTTTTGAAAAAAATGCTTTTTCTGGCTCATTATCCCACACCCACATTTCTTTCATTATTGGCTCAATGCCGTACTTTTCCTTAATTTCTTCGTTTGTCATAATTTAGCATTTAAGAATATATTCAAATCGTATTTATAAAAATTACAGAATTCACCAACGGTGGGTTTTCGTTCTGTAAGGCCTTTTCTGGCTCGCAGCTTGCAAATTCTTCTGTATGCCTTCATGTATTGCATATTCAGCACCGTTGATGCCATTGTTGCGGTAATTTCTTGGTTTTCGTTCATTGTTCTTTGTTTTTAAATTGACCTTAATTCAAACTCCAGACGCTTTATCTTATCATTAAACAGACCGATATTCGTCATAAATTCCTGATATTTTAATTGATCCGTAATCGGGAAAATTTCTGAATAATTCATTTTGTACTGTTCAAACTCGCCTAAGTATCCAGTAAGATTATTTTTTACTTTGGTGATAGTTGCTTTTTTTGAACTGATTTTGCCTTTCCTGATTTCTTCCAATGTTTTTCCCGTTGCTGGCTCATTGCCCCAAATTGTTTGAACTTCATAGCGTGGATATTTAACTTGAAGCAATGCCGCACGGTATTTGAAGTACCAATCGTATTTCAATCGCAATTCCCATTTTAGACCAGACCAAGATAGAAACTCCACTTTTTCACGTTTGGCATTAATAACCCTGATGTTGTACCAATGCACCACATCAGAAACGTTTTTAGCAATATTATTCGATTCCTCCATTCTTACAATTCTTTATGTTTCAAATCATTTCCATTGTCCATTTTTAAAATGGAAGTCTCTAAAACTTCCAAGAGCATATACATTGCCGATTCTGTCTTCATTAATCCAGTACACGCAATAATAAAAATTCTTAATTTCAAACAAATCGGCATTCTCTCCACTATGAAAAACCATTATTTTATTTTCCTGCCCCTTTTGTAATCCGCAATATCTTATCGGTTCGTTGAAGTAACCATTTAGCGTTGTAAGTTGGTTTGGGTGAAGAATTTGGCCTCCAACGGTTATGACTGTTTTGTCAATAAATTCTTCCTCATCCAGACCTACGGTAATTATGCCAATTCCGCCATTTAAGTTATAAATCACCTCCTGAAATTGTCCATTCATGCTTTTGTTCTTCTTACAATTATTTACATTTCTTTACAAATATTACACTTATTCGCTGAAAAAGAAAATTAAATTGTAATTTTTTGAAAATAAACTTTACACTTAGTTTTTTTTTGTATAAAAATAGGTGGTATGATTACGTTGACTAAAGGATTTTCAGGCGGGTTTAAGGATGCATCTGTAAAAGAGGGCATAGTTACCGGGTATCTAAATGCATATAATGTCAAAGATTCGGACAACGATATTACTATTAAAGGCTGTTTCCAGAAATCCATAATGGAAAACGGACCATCTGCAAAGAATCGCATCAAATATCTGCAAGACCACGACCCACGCAAAGGCGTTGGTAAATTCTTAATGCTCAAAGAGGATGATTTCGGGCTATACTATGAGGCCAAAGTTGGAACACATACGCTTGGAGTTGATTATCTCAAAATGGTGGAAGACGGTATCATTACCGAGCATTCAATCGGATACCGGGTAATGCAATGGGAACGCAATGAGGAAATGAAAACCACGTACCTAAAGGAAATCCACCTGTACGAAGGCTCAGGGCTTCAATTTTGGGCGGCCAACGAATACACGCCAATAACGGGCGTAAAGTCAGAATCAGACCTTTTGCAATTAATGGATGCCTTAGAGAAAGCCATTACTTCCGGCACCTACACAGACGAAACATTCAAAGAAATTATACTTCCGAAATACGATGCCGTTTCGGAGATCATTCAAAGCAAAATCACTGAGTCGGAGCAAAAGCACGCCACCACTCAGCCGAAGTTAGAAGATATAAGTCAGGCATTCAAAAATGGTTTTAAATTTTAATCACAAAACATCATTACAATGTCAATCGAAGTAAAAGACATCAAAGCGGCTGCAGAGGAAGCAATCGCACCAATAAAGGAGCAGTTTAAAGAGTTGAACTCGCAACTTGAAAAGCAAAAAGGAGAGTTTGAAGCAATGGTAAAAGACAAGGCCGACACCAAGTCTTTGAACGATATGCAAGCGGACTTAACCAAGACTGCATCAGCACTCGAAGCAGCCAAAGGTCAGTTAGACCGCTTGGAGGGTAGAATGGAGCAAGGCGAAGGCCAAAAACAAAAAGGCGGATTGATGCACGCATTGAAATCTCAGGTTTTCACAGATGAAAACATTCCAAACATCAAATCAGGACAGAAAATGTCTTTTGAGAACATTGATGTGAAGGCGGTTTCTGATATGACAACGGGTTATTCTGCAACAGCGGGCTTGTTGGATATTTTCGCAAACGTGGAATCTGGCATAGCAAAAGCACCAAAGGCAAAGCCAACGGTTTTGGATTTCATCAGAACAGGAACAACCAACAACGAAATCTTGAAATGGGTAATCAAAACCTTGACAGAAGGCGGAATTGGTCAAACGGCTGAGGGTGTTAAATTCAATCAGGTTTCGTACAAATGGGATAAGGAGCAATCGGTGGCAAAGAAAACTACTGGTTATTCTAAGATTTCAAAAGAGCATTTGGATGGTGATTTGCCTTTCGCATTGACTGAAACCATTGCTGAAATGTCAGAAGATTTCTTGATTCAGTTGGGAACTCAAATCCTTTTGGGCAACAACACCGGAGAAAACCACAATGGTGTTTATACTCAAGCACCGGCATTCGCAAAACAAACAGGCGTTGGTACGCTAACAGGCGTAACGATGAGAGACGTTTTGGAACACGCTTACCTACAAGTAAGAGTTGCCGGCAAAGGTTCATTCAGACCAAATGCGGTATTGATGAACCCGGTTGATGTAACTAAGTTGAAAACTTTAAAAGATTCAACAGGTCAATACATCATGCCTTTGTATTTGTCAAATACAGGCTTTGATGTTAACGGCATTCCAATCGTTGAAGACGACAACATGGCTGCAGGAAACTTCTTGATGGGAGACTTCACGAAGTACGGTTTGTTTGTGTATCGTAACCTTTCAATCCAAACATACGACCAAAACGAGGACGATGTGTTGAAAGACTACTTGACCATTGCAGGATCATTGAGAGCCATTTCTCGTTTGAAAACTCCAGAGATTCCAGCGTTTGTGAAAGGTACATTCTCGACTGCAATTACTGCATTACAAGCGTAAGAACATGGAAAAGCCATTTAGAGTGAAAAAATCTTTTTGTGGAATAGAGGTAGGCACAATTTTAACAAATGTGCCTACCCAATACCAAGCTGAACTGGTAGAGCAAGGTTTCATAGAAGAGAAAAAAGACACAAAAACCAAAGAAAAAACAGAGAAGTAATGGAGCGTCTAAATTTGGGAAGGACAATCGTATTGAGTAACGAAACATTCGGAACGGCTCAGGTAGTTGCTGCTGATGTTAAAAACGTGCTTAATATTGGATTTAATACACACGATACCAATTTAGACCACATCTGCAAATCTGTAATTTCGGAAGTTGAGCGGATAACCGAAACGACACTAATAACCGAGAGGGAGGTTAGTGTGATTTGGCAATCATTTTTTGATGACGAAATCCTGCCGTATTGCCCAATAAAAGCTGAAACAAACGTAACGGTAAAAGACCTTGAAGGGGTTGATTATCCGGTTGCCGATTATCAGTTGGTCAATAACGGTAGGATTTATCGTCTTGTTGGGGATTTTCCCGATGGTGTCAAACTCACATACACAACCTCAAAGTTAACAATCACCGAGACCCAAAAGCTGGCCATTGCCAGAATAGCGGCCGAGGTGTTTAGCAACCCAACTGCCGACATGGGTATGTTGGTTTTAAAGAATGTGAAAATCTTTAGATTTTACTAAAATGCAAAAAGACGAAGTCAAAAACAAAACGCTCAAAGTGGCACCACAAAACAAGGGCTTAGTATCTCCACAAGATGCCGATTGTCCTTATGTTATCTTAACTCCTTTTGCATCGCAAGGAATAGGGTTTGGAAGCCACCTGAGCGTAGATGTGGAATTGTTAGAAAAAGCCATTGCCGAGGAAGATTTAATCAACCGTGGGTTTGTGAAACTCAAAGAAAACTAAGAAATGAGACTTTACCCGGAATTAGTACAAGTTTGCATTCAAGCAACAACGAAAGATGCAGCCGGTGGCAATAAATCCAACGGTGCTGAAACGGTACTTGAAACGGTCAAGGTTAACATTTCGGAGCGGATGCTGAAAAGGACAGATGAAACAGGGAAGTTGGTTTTCAACAAAATATTTGACTTTGAATTATGGGTTAACCCAGCTTATACGCTAACGGTGGCTCATTATTTCAGATACAAAAGTGGAGTTTTGAAAATTAATGCATTGAAGTTGGACGAACGAAATATAAAATATCATGTCAGCACAGAGGGCATTCAGTAATTGGTCAGCGTTCAAGGCTACAAAAGACCGTAAATCAATTGCTTTGAAACAAGCTATTACTACAAGGATTCTGGAAGCTGGAATGGTTTATGAAAATGATGCCACCAACAATGCACCTCACGACCTTGGTCATCACAAACAAAACATTGGTTTCAGGCCAATATCGTGGCACACCATCAGAATGTTTGCAAACGCAACTTATGCACCATTTTTGGAGTTTGGCACGGGTGGTTCTGTAAGTGTTCCGAATGGGTGGCAAGACATAGCGATTAAGTTTAAAGGCAAAGGCAAAAAGAAAATCAACCTTCCAGCAAGGCCACATTTGATTCCGGCATTTTATAAAGCCAAAGAGTTTTTAAAAAAGAAAATAATTGAAGACGTTAAACAAACGCAAAATTGAAAGATGCCACATTTTACATATTGACAGAGTTTTATCGCTTGTTGAATGGCGTTATTTCGGTGCCTGTATTTAGCACTGAAAAAGACACCAACAGCAACGCTTTGAGATATGTAGTTGTAAGTCCTTCATTTGACGAGCAAGACGGTTCAAAAGACCGTTTTAACGGAAATTATTATGTAAACATTGACATAAACGACATAGTACCCGACAACGCTCAATCATGGGAAGCCGTTGTGGGTATTTCAAACGAAATTTTGGACATTATTTGTCCAAATAGAATGTTAAAGGCACTTGCTGATAGTGCCGACTTTGCGGTTTTAGCTACTCATAACATCAGGTCAAGAAATATGCCTATTATGAGAACCGACACCGAAATGATCATGCGAAAGGTTTTAGAATTCGAAATTATAATTTCTCAAAAATAATACGACAATGCCAGAAAAATTAGGTCAGGTACAAAGAATAGCCTTCAACATGGGAACGACTGCCGTACCATTGTGGAAGCAACTACAAAACGAAATAGAGACAAGCATCGAGCAATCGGCCGATAAAGAAGAGGTTTCGAGCAAAGACACGGGTACTTCAAAGAAGTATTTAAAGACTTTAAAAGATGCCACACTTTCATGCAAGGCTTATGATGATTTCACTCCATCAGCAAATTTCTTGTCTTACAAAGAAATCAACGAAATTTTCCAAATGACCGCAGGATCTACCGGAGGTACTACCGGAAATGGTGTAGGCGGTGGAAACTTTGAAATCAGATTGGTATCAGTGACAACTGGTGACACCGTTCAAACATTCACCGGGTTTGTTGATAGCCTTTCAAAGCCAACACCAAACATGGGCAAGATTGAATTCTCATTCAATATTCAGCCTGTTTCCGCTATTGTTACAACCACTGTTTAATTGATATGTTGAACCAAGCAATAGAACTAAAACACGGTACTTTAAAGGCACGGTTACTAT